TGTTCTGTAATACGAACAGGCGTACCGTCGAATACCACAACCCGTTGTTCCTTTTGACACAAACCGTGATTGAGGAATTTGAAGATTTGATGCCTGCGCTTGAGATTGCGGTTGAGAACAACCGACCGCTCATCGTTATATGTCAAGACATTAAGGGTGTTGCTCTATCGAACCTCATCGCCAATCATGTTGGTGGTGTTGTCAAGGCTTGTGCCATCAAGGTACCATACGCTGGTCCGGTGACTTGGTTTGAAGACATTATAGCCCTTGTCGGTGGCAAGATATTCTTCGACGCAGAAGGGCATACGGTTGCCGATGTTGTTGCCGGTAAAGGAATGCTCGGAACTGCTGACACAATTAGAATTAACGAAACAGAAACAGTTCTTATTGCTGGCTCTTCGGCTGTAAATACGCTGAACGACCACATCGCAGGTTTGCGAAAACAGGCGGAAGCGGCTGACCATTCTTTTGTAAAGGAAAAACTACTCACTCGTATTGCTCGTTTGGATTCAAAGATTGCTAACATTCACATCGGAGGATTCAGCGAGGCTGAAATCCGTGAAACGAGGGAAAGGGTTGACGATGCTGTCAACGCTACCCGACTCGCCATGAAGGGTGGTACCGTTCACGGTGCTGGCGTGACTCTCGCACGACGCACTTCCGTCACCGAGCGACCGGAAAGTCCACGCAACGAGCGGTGGGAGAAGGTTCTCCTTGAACCGGTTCGTGTGTTGACCAAGAACGCTGGTAGTGAGCAATCGCTCGCAGATATTAGGAAGTTATTCCAACAAAGGCACTACTACAAGAACTTGCACACGGCGGAGTTCTACATCGAAACACAAGACACTGTTAATGTGTACGACGCTACTCTCGTGCTTGTCAACTCACTCAAAGCCGCCGCATCAATTGCTCGGCTCATGCTACTCACCGACCGAATCGTTTTGGTGGGCGAACAATAGGCAAAGCCAACCTTTATATGGCTACAACAGGAGGGAATAATATGTCTTGGGGAACTAAAACAACAGAAGCGACCGTCACAAAAACGGGATTTGACAAGGACTACTACCGTGGTCTTTTTGAGAACAACACGGCACAATCGGTGCCTGTACGCATGGCACTAATCGGCAAGGAGAACTGTGCCAAAACCGGTACAGCCATCAGTATTTGCCGACAGGTGAAGCCGAAGGGTCACATCTATGTGTTCGATGTTGACAACTCGGCAAAGGCTACCATCGACTCCGCATACGCAGGTGATGATGAAATCACAGTCCTTCCACTTCTTGACGAGCGTGACGACAGCATCTTCAACGACGATGCTACCGTCAACTACGCTAACTTGATTGACAAGGTAAATTACTTCGTCAACATTGTTGCCGACAAGTCAAAGGAAGGAGAAGATATTGCCGGAATTGTATTCGACGGTGGTTCGACTTTCTTGAAATGGTGCGAGTTCGCCATGACTGATGTTCTGCTCCGAAAGGGTGTTATCAAGGAAGAAGGCGACTCCTTCAACCAAAAGGAATGGCGCACCCGCAACCAATTGTTCCGCCAAGTTATGACTCGACTTCACGGTCTTGCTGTGCCTTGTGTGTTCTTCACCTTCCATCTCAAAGATGTTTCCAACTATGTTGACAACGGCTCCGGTGGCAAAGTGCTAATGAAGGTCGGCGAGCGACCGGAATGGGACAAGGGTACCATGCGCTTGTTCTCCCAACAAATCTTCTTGTCCCGCTACATGAAGCGGGCCGATACCGCCGCTGGTGTTAAGGCCGACCCCACACTCAAGAACGACGACGATTGGATTGTCAAGGCTACCTTTGAGGAAATCAAAGGTAAGCACATGGAACACATCGGGCAGACCCACACCATCCTCGAAATTATCAAGGGTAAAGTAAAATGGTTTGGACTGCCAATGCTAACATGGAGTGAGTGAAATGGAAGCAGAATTAAATGAGATACTAAACCAAGCCCTCCAATGTTTCAAATCCGTTCAACGGCGCATTGAGGCCATCGAAACCCGCCTTGCTGATTTGGAGTTCACGCTCGATGAACTTCCCGAAGTGAGCAACATTGTCGCCGCAGTCAAAGAACTTCAAGACGAGCATGAAGCACCGGCCATGAAGTTCACACACTACATCTTGGGGGTCAAGCGATGAGTTCCTCCGTTGAAATCACCAACGCCGACTTGACCCGCTTGCTCACCATTATGAAGCGCAAGCAGACTGTCAACGGAAAGCAACAGGCACAGGTTGAGTCACTACTCTTGACTTGTCTTAATGGCGAGTCGGGACAAGCCATCGCCAGCAGTCTAACAAGGGACTTGTCGGGGCTGACACAGGTCACAATGGCCTGCACAGTCAATGGTGAAGATGTATGCAATATCCCAATCCAAAGCATCGACAATATGCTGGGAATCATCAAGTACCACGGTCAACTATTGACACTCGTTTTCGATAAAGAAAACAATCGCCTACGAATTAAAAGTAGGGGAAAACAAACCACGCTCGACGCATCGGGAGATGCTAAGGCGTTCTCTCACAGTCCCGACACTATCAGCGAGTTCCACAAGAAAGGTATTGAACTCGTGAACCGTGTTTGGCACACAGACGGTGTGTACTACATCACCGGCAACGGTGACAAGATTAAACCTCTCGCAAAGTACACCGTGGATTCAACGGATATGTACGAGGCTTTGCGTTGCGACACCATGAATGGACAGCGACTCAACAGATACACTTTGGGTGTGGAGTATGACTCGCACCACCTACAAGTCGAAGTAGGTGACTTTCACCTCGGACAGACCGTGACAGATGTTGCACTTAAAACAAAGGCAAAGGAAACATGGAAGTGGCAGTTCGACGGTGGGCTTGACGAAGTGTTCAAGCCTATGACCGGCTCTTGTGACATTTACATTTACGACTTCCGTGACTTCGGACAAGGTATGCGTCTTTACATTCATTGGCCTAATGTTATGGGTTCCAGCGAGTTCTTTGCTTTCCAAGCGGGAGTTCTTACTTATTGATTACGACATGGTGGGGTTTGCGCCTCGAAAAAGGGTAAAAGTGTACCTCCAAAGCATGAGGGAGTGTTGTGTTTCTCTTCCGTACCCGCCCCGCCTCCGTCGTATTTTAACGGTGATAATATGACTGAACGAACTGTTATCAACACTCTTAATGGCAGTCTTAAGGAATTGACATTAGAACAGGTCAATGAGTTATACGAGTACACAGGTGGCAGACTCAAGGGTAGGAAGATTTACCTTAAGATTGCTGTACTTGCCGTGTTGAAATATCAAAGCCACGGCAGACCATTGACTGCTCGTGAAGTTAGGGATTTGGGACAACGATATATCCCTCGCAACCAACAGTGGTCGAACCAAGTGGTAGGTAGTATTCTCGGAATGTTATCTCGTATGAAATTGATTCAACGCTCTTACGACAAACCTTATCTTTATTGGTGGGAAAACAGTGGTATTTGAAATACGCACCGGCAACTGCGTCGAACTGATGGCGTACATGGATGATGAGTCCGTCGATATGTGCGTGACTTCCCCGCCGTATTGGGGTCTTCGTGACTACGGTGGTAGGGGCATTGTTTGGGGTCCACAAGAATGTATTGAGCGTGGAGAAGGTGATACTTCCCACGAATGGGAAGGATATACTCGACCCAGCGAAAATACCCGCAATAATAATAATTCACTACAACTCAAATCTGCGTATTGGGAACCCCAAGAGCAGGCGTTCTGCAAACACTGTGACGCATGGTTCGGTCAATTGGGACTTGAACCTACACCGGAACAGTATGTCAAGAACATGGTAGAAGTGTTCCGCGAAGTCAAGCGTGTACTCAAACCCGAAGGTACGCTGTGGCTCAACATCGGTGATTCGTATTGTGCTGGCTCTCGCAAGAGTGGCGTTGCGGACTCCGCAGGTGGCGAGCGTGGACTCCCTACTACCCAACGCAACCAAGCATCCGGCGACCTCAAGCAGAAGGATTTAGTTGGCATCCCGTGGATGCTCGCATTTGCCCTTCGTGCCGATGGTTGGTACTTGCGACAGGACATTATTTGGGCTAAACCAAATTGTATGCCGGAGTCTGTTCGTGACCGATGTACGAAAAACCATGAGTATGTGTTTCTTTTATCGAAAAGTAAAGATTACTACTACGACAACGAGGCAATCAAGGAAGACACTGTTGGTAAGCCGGATAAGAACAAGTCAGCCAACAAGTACGCCGAGAATGAAGAATGGGCCGCAGGCGACCCCAACCGCACAAGCAAGGCGAAAGGAATCGCAGACGCTCGTGTAAAGAATTACGCTAAAAGAAACAAGCGTAGTGTTTGGTGGGTCGGTCCCAAGCCATTCCCCGAAGCGCATTTCGCAGTGTTTCCCGTCGAACTGATTGAGCCTTGCATCCTCGCTGGTTGCCCTCCTAACGGTACTGTGCTGGACCCTTTCGGGGGTGCTGGCACAACCGCCATCGCATCCATCAAGCATGGTCGCAAAGCGTTGCTTCTTGAGTACAGTGAGAAATACAGCGAGATAGCACACAAGCGAATCTTGGCGTATCGGGAAGAGATTGGGCTTGACAAAGCGAACAGGGAGTGGTTCTAATGGCAAGAAAGTGTTTGCGTAAATGTAATGGGTGTGGCAGGGTAGTCATGTCCGCTTCCACCAATCATCGGATTAGTACCGGCGAGGCAAAAAGAAAGTATTGCGGAACGCAACGGGTAGTTCGTGACGATTGATTTGCGTTTATATGCCGCCACACTACCTTTATATCCCTCGGCCCTAATTTAGTATCATGGCGGAATACCCCCTAACCGACGCTCTCAAACAAAATCTAATTCTCAATACCATTAGAATGATGGATGCCGATGAAAATGCCAATCCGAATTGCGAAACAGAATTTCAATTCGATTATGGCGGTCGAACAATTGCTGCTTCGGTTAAAATTACCGAAATACCAAAGGAAAAATTGTATCGGAATCACGATTGGCTGTACAACGAGTATATCAATGAAGGCAAGACTCTCAAGGAAATAGCATCTATGTTCAACATTACTCCGATGAGTATTCATCAGTGGCTTGTCAAATTAGGCATCCCTTCAAGACCCCGTGGTCGCCGTCAATAACCTTTATATGCCTACAATACAAGGGTATATTGAGGCAGACAGATGATTGTTGAACAGAAAGGTAAGAACGATGTGGTCGTTCGCTATCGTGACAAAAACGACAAGCGACAGGAAACGGTAATCAAGAAGTATAATCCTTATTGCTATGTTAGCGAAGAGGATGCACAATACATTCATGGCTACAAGAAGACCGGTGGTTTCACAGGAGTCTTTGGTACGCGTGTCGTCAAAGTTGAAGGCTACGACACTTGGAGCATTCGTGAACTCAACAAGACCGGTCACACATGGGAAGGCAACATTCCCTTCACAAACCAAGCATTGACGGCACGAGTCAAGTCCGGTGAGAAGCCGTTTGAATCATACAACCACAGGGTTTGGTACCTTGACGGTGAGTGGAAAATCAACAGTGGCGAAATCACAATGCTCTCGGTCTATGATTCTTTTACCGAAAGACTATACTCGTGGGCTGTCATGCCTAACATCGAAAAGGGAAAATACAAGCAAATGATTGATGCTAACCAAAACCGCTACACCTACGAAACCCCCGTTATCGTCTTTGACACCGAGGCTGAACTCTTGTCGCATTTCGTATCTTTCATGCGAAAGCATGACCCCGACATTATCACCGGTTGGTATGTCACAGGTGCGGACATAAAGCAAATCATCACACGCTGTCAAAAGGTTGGTGTTCGTGCCACCGCTATGTCGCCGATGAACAAGTTGCGCTACGAGTACAAGGATTGGTCGCAACCAATCGTCGGTCGGAACATTATCGACTTGCGCCTCGCATTCCCCAAGTTGTACGAGTTGAAGAATGGCAAGTTGCCGAACTACAAGTTGGATGATGTTGCTTGGGAAGCATTAGGGGAAAAGAAAGTCGAACTCAAGGACGGTCACGACACCTACTACACCGACCCCGTTCTGTATCTCCACTACAACCGCATAGATGTTGAACTCCTTCCAAAGTTGGACAAGTTGGTCAACGCATTGGAATACTTCATCGCTGTACAGCACATCGCACAGTGCGAGATTCGCTCGACACCACACATCACGCAGGTGTTTTCTTGCCTCGCTTTAAGCGACCCACAGTTCAAAAAACAACTGCCGAGTGAGCCACGGTTTGAAGCGCAGGCGTATGAAGGCGCGATTGTGATGGATGGCGAGAAGGGTGTGTATGACGACATTGGTATTTTTGACATAAAAGCGATGTACCACAGTAATGTCGCCTTGCACAACATTTCGTGGGACACATTATACAAAGATGGTCAATTCGCCATTGATGTTCGGGACTGTGGGAATGGGACTCGTTTCATTCACGGGGCAGACAAGAAGGGTTTGCTTGTCCGACAAATGGATAAAATGACTGTCTTGCGTGACCACTACAAGGGTTTGATGAAGCAGGCTACAACCGAAGCAGAAAGGGTGCGATACGACGCCTTACAGTACGCTACAAAGTCATTGGTGGCTTCCATGTACGGGGTGGCAGGCGATGCCAAATACGGGCTGTATCACCCCGAAATAGCATCAGCAATCACATACACCTCTCGTGCCACTTTGATGAAGTTGCGAGATGTTGCCGAGGACATGGGTCACCGTGTTGTGTACGGTCACACCGATTCGGTGATGTGCGAAGTGGAGTCGCCCGAAGTGGGGATTGAATCGGTCATTGAAATGAACAAGCGTATGCACCCAATCATCGTGCAATTTGAGAAGTGGTCGCAGTCATTCCTACTGATGGAGAAGAATCGGTACGCCGGTTTGGTGACTTGGGCCGATGGGGAATACCACGAACCCAAGCGTTATGTTAAGGGAATAGAAATGAAGCAAGCGAGGATGCCAAGCGTGATGAAAAATGCGATGGGACTCGTCATTGATTCGGTGCTAAGACACTATTGTTCCGATGATGTGAACGCTGAATTAGGAGAACTGATTGAGAATATTATGGAGGGTAAAGTTCCCGATGAAGACTTGTGTATGAAAGGTAAATTGACTAAGGACTTAGCAAAATATACGAGCGTTGCCGGACCAGCCGCAGGCGCACAGTGGGCCAACCGCACACTTGGCAAGGGCTACCGTGGAGGTGACTATTTCCTTTGTAGCATTGACGAAGAAGGCAATTACATCGCCTTCGACAGTCCATCCGAAATCGAAGGTATAAGCAAGATTGGTCGGCAGGTCATGGTCGAACGCTTCATTATCAAAAAGGTCTTACCTTATTACCAAGTGGCTAATT